GCACTGCCGTCCACTGAGAAGGCAGGACGTGGAGAAAATGCCACGCTTGTTATTCAGGACGAGGCAGATTTCCACGATAACCTGGAACTTAACTACGCTGCGATCAAGCCGACAATCGATGCAGGCGGGCAACTGATCCAGTGTTCCACCGTTAACAAGAAAAAAGCAGGGACGCTGTTCAAGGAGATACACCGGAGATCACCCGAAAACGGGTTCAAGGCAGTGTTCTACGGCTGGCAGTCACGGCCTGACCGTGACGAAAAGTGGTACGAAAGAGTACAGAGGGAAGCACCCGTTACCGACGGAATGTCGCCCGAACTCTACATGGAACAGGAACATCCGACCTCCGTGGAAGAGGCACTGCGACCGTCAAGGGTCATGGCTGCGTTCGATGTTGACGCCATTGAGTCGATGCACCTCGACACGAAAAAGCCGGTCGAAATACGCAATAACGTGATTAACGTGTACCAGAAGCCTGTTGTCGCGAAAAAATATGCAGCAGGCAGCGATACCTCGCACGGAGTCGGAGCCGATTATTCCGTTACTGCTATTATTGACGTCGAGACAGGATACGTTGTTGCCGACGTCTACTCGAACACGATGGCACCTGAGCATTTCGCAATGGAATCTGTCAACCTGCTCAACGATTACAACAACCCTATCTGGGCCATCGAGGATAACGACTGGGGAGAACTGACCCTCAAGAAGGCGCAGGAACTCAAGTATCCAAGACTTTACGAACGAAGAAACCCCCAGGGAAAGCTGTCAGGCAAGATCGGGTGGAGGACAGATGGGCGAACTCGTACCGTTTTATGGGGGGAATTGATAGAGGCAGTCAGGGACAGGTTGGTTATAATCCCAAGCAAGGCGGGGCTTAACCAGTTCACGTCCGTCATCAGGAACCCTGACAAAGACGGTCGGATTGAAGGCATGGTCGGCACGCATGATGACTACCCGATGGCAGTAGGACTGGCATGGCAGATGCGTAAAGAAGCATACAACCAGTCTAAAAAAATCAAGGTTATTACACGAGAAGAACGCATACGGCGAATGGGAAATAGCAGGTAATGGCATCAAAGAAAGACCAGGTTGCAATAGAGCGTATCCTCAACAAGGTAGACCGCAAGGAACAGGTCTTCGAGAAACGCACCGCATTCATGGATTCTGACTACGAATGGGGCTGGAAGAATACCCCGTTCGTCCCAATGCCCACCGAGGGCATCACGATAAAAGATGCAGTTACCACCAACTTCGCGAAAGTCCTTGCACGCAAAGTGTCCAACGGAGTCGGATACGCAGAACGCATTATCCGAGTGCTTGACGATGCCGACAACGAAGAGTTCCGAGATAAGAACAACGCCTACGAAAGATGGTGTGTCGGCGTCCTCGAAATGGCAGACGAACGATTGCAGTCAGGCGGCATGAACTCCACAGTGCAGGGCGAAAATGCCTGGAATGCAGTCGTTCGTGGAGGATGGATCGGCACCCGTGCGGTACTTATTAAAGACGCACAGGGAGAGACAATACCGGATATCGTGCCTGTCGACCCGCGAAACCTCGTTTACGAAAAAGGCCGTGGGGAACCGCTATGGGCAGCGATCATAACCCAGCGTGCAAAACAGGATATCCGTGACGAATACCCGAAATTCAGGTTTGGAATAGAAAACAATGTCCAGCACCATGAAGACGATGATGACGAACTTGCCCGTGTAGTGGACTATTACTGGACTGAAGACGGTAAACGCATGAACTGCGTCATTATCGACGGGCAGTACGCAAAGAAGCCGACCGATACCTTTGCCGTTAATTTCCCTATCGTGATTCGGCTGATCGGCAACAACCCTGGCGTAATGAACTACAGCCTGAAAGATACTATCGACGGTACCCGCGAAATCCCCGGCATAGAAGACGTCGGTGACAGCATCTTTGCTGCGCTCCGACACGTCATTCCACAGGTAAACCGGCTTGCATCGTACCGCATGGCACTTACGGCAAGAGCCGTGCAGGGCACCCTGATCGTCAAGTCAAGGGACGGCACCAAGGAACTGGATCAGGACGCATTTGCCTCCGGTGCTGAACTTGGACTGTCCACGGATAACGATGAAGACATAGGGCTTCTTCCTATTTCGCAACTGACGTCAGATGCGGGACAGCTAGAAGGCGAGTTGAGGCTCGACGAGTCAAATGCAGGTCTGTCTGATCCTGCACTTGGAAGACTTACATCCCCTGTATCCGGTGCGGCACTTCAAATCCTGTCACAGGCAGATAACGAAGTAGTTGCCCCTTTCCTTAAAGCAGTGGAATCCATGCTTGCAGGCATTCTCGACAACCTTGGCAGACAGTACGAAACCGGACGATACAAGGATATCGAGGTACGGGGCAAGACCCATACAGACCAGCCGTTCAACAAGGTTATCGCCCCCGACGATATCAAGGGACATAACCTCTTATCTGTAGAACTAAGGCAGACACAGCCACAGGACGATTTTGCGCTCTGGCAGGCCGCACAGGTCGCATCGCAGGTCGATCCAAGTACCGGCACAGCACTCGTGTCGAAGCAATATGCAGCCACTAAAATCGCTAAAGTTCAGGATTACGACCTTGAAAAACGGCGTATGTCAGGGGCTAGAATACGTGCGTCAAGCGCGAAATACGAGTTGCTCACACAGTGGCACGCAGCCCGTCTTTCGGGGGAACCTGAAGAGGTTATCCAGCTTCTCGAAATGGATATCCAGAGGGAAATCGAACGTGAGGCAATGGAAGAAGCGGCAATGCAATACCAGTTTGAACAGGCTGTTAATGCGAACCCGATGGCAGCAGCAGCCGGTATGAACGGGGCTGCTCAACCCGGCGGTGGGGCGGGTGTACAGGACATGGCAAATCCTGCTACAGTAAGTGCAGACCCAAGATTGCTGGCGCAGGCTGGCACAATGGGAGTCAGTGCTGCGCCCTCTCCTGATGCGGGATATAACACTACAGCGCCAAGGAACACTGCTGAAGCAGCAGGGTTAGAACCGAACATATAAAAGAGATTACGTCATGCAAGTTTTTACCTTTTGGCTCAGATTCCCCGGACAACCAGACCAGGGTGAACTTGTATTTGCAAGAGGTCAGGAGAGGGAAGGTCGCACAGCCGTTCGTGATGCTTTGCAACAAGCAGAGGAATTTGCACGGCAAACTGGGCGTCAGGCAGTAATTGCCAATATGGGTGAGCCTGTTAATGAAAATACTGCACGGGCTGCTGCTGGAGCGAAGATGATTGGGCGAACGGCAGGTGGCGCGCACAGTGTCAAGGAACTTGGCGCGATGAGTGGTCTTGGTTCTACCCTTATGACTGATTTTTTTGTTGGTCGGGATATAGGTGGAGGGGCTGCTTCAGATACTGGTCAGGGAATGTTTTCAAGTCCCGATGCCGTTACTGGTTTGCCTCTACCTACTGCCGAAGAGGAACGCCACGGTCCGCTTAATTTACCTACAGAATCGCTTGCGCCAGACGAACTAGAGTTTCAGAGGGCGCAGTTTTACAGAGGGCTTGAGGATCGTGGTCTTCCCACTCGTGGTCTAACTGGACGGGCACTTGAAAGAGCCTATGATCCTACGTTTAACAGGTTTCTGTTCCAGAATATATTTGACCCAGCCACGGCAGAAAGTTTTGACCAAGGATTTACAGGAACCACGACTCAACCAGCATTTGCTTCATTTGTTCAGAATCAACCAATTTACGGAAGCGCAGCTAGCGAGGCTGGAAGGCAGCAGTTTTTACAAGCACTTGAGGCGTCCAGAGGGATAAGTCCCGGCGCAGGTGCTGAGGGAGGGGGGTTTGAAGACCCGTCAAGGGGACTCACTGCCGCACAGCAGGACCTACTAAATCCGCAAACCGCACAGCAGGCACAAACTATGGAAAGCCTTGCACGGCAAGCGGCACGGTCACGACTTGGGGTTGGCGCCGAGTTATTCGGTGGCGGGAGAAACTGGTTCGATCAGTACGCTGGACAGGCGAAACCCAGCGCTTTATCTTTTGCCGAGTTTCTGAATAAGAGGATATTTGGCGGTCGATAGATGGTACAGCAATTCAACCCGCTAGGCATATTTGAAGAAGGTCGTGAAGGCCGTGACCTGATATTCCAGACATTTCTGGACAGGTTTCGTCAGCCTCGCCTCGTAACCGACTATAATCGCCCGTTCTTTACAAACCTGGCAAGCCAAGCCCAGAACGAGTTTCTTGGAGCAACTGGTCGTGCAATCCAGCAAGGGCAAGATGCTCCAACCTTTACAGATTTTCTAAATAATGACTTCAACCTTGGCAGGCGTGCCAGACGTGCCCCTGTTTCTCAAATGGGAACAGGTATTTCCCGCTTCGCATCACCGGCTAGGTTCTTATTCAACCAGTAGGAGAACTGAATGACACAGCCTCCTTTTCCTGGGAACGACTTTTTTGACCAGATCGACAGCGTTGCCCGTAAACTAACAGGGAACGCATATCGTCTGAAGCGTGACGATCCCGACGCTCCGGGGAAGTTTACCAAGTTCGTTGCTCAAAGCGAGCAAGAGTTCAATGCGACCCGACCAATTCCGCAAGTAGCGCAGCCTACACAGATAGCGCAGCCTACACGGGTTTTTCAAGATTTTGAGCAGGGTGGATTCGCGTTGCCAGAAGTGGCAGAAGCGCGACTTCAAGACCCAGACTGGACAGCATCTCAAGCACAGGCTCCATTTCAATTCGGAGCGTTACAAGAAACTCCTCCCAGTGCATCAGCCTTTACTCCTGGTTTAACAGGAATTGGTGCAGACTTTTTACCGTACTTAGGAATTTTTGAACCTTATGGACTGATAGGTGAGCAAATCGGGCGTAGTGTTGCAAGAGATGTTTTTGATGCAGGTCCCGGTGTAACAAATATCGCAGGGTTGGGTGGTGCTGTATTAGCTGATCCCGCTTCGCTTGCAGGCATAGGTCGGCTTGGATTAAAAGCAGGTCCTCCTATTGCTAAAGGAACAAGTGCAGCCTTGCGACAGGCAGAACAAGCCGCAGAAGCAATCGGTCGCACTGGCGTAGGCAACGTGCTTGATCCTGTACCGCCGGGAACGGTTGCAGGGCGCGTGGAAGACGTTGGCGCAGCCAAGCCTAAACTCGTTGCCTTTAACAATGAATTTACAAAGCGGCTGGAAACAGAGCCTCTCCAACAGTTTGACGATCAGTTTCCTGCTGCTCGTGAAGCACGAGTATCTAAGCAACTTGGGAGAGAAACATCACCCACAGTAGCATCTGCCCAGACAGGTCAGCCATTTGATGAAGTGTTGTTCAGGGGATTTGGGAGAGAAACACCAGAAGAAGCATTTGTTCCAGAGGGATTCCAGGGGAATGTTGTTGGTGATGGAACCTATGCAACTCCTGACGCACATTTCTCCGCTGGTTTTGGTGACGAAATAGAAGAACTCAGGGTTTCCTTACGCAATCCGTTGGTTATCAAGACTGACGCGGAATTTGCACAAATTACCAGAGAGGCTGGATTACGGTCGTTTGCTCCTTCAGACGCACAAGAAGCTGCAAGTCTAAGGCGTGTTATCGAGGCTCGTGGACATGACGGTCTTATCGTTGTAGTTCCCGATACGGAAC